GTAATCAACAACTTTTTCAGTTGCCTCCTCCTTTAGACCCCCTCCCCGGGGTCTTTTTTTGTCCCCTCCTATGTCTATTAGGGTTTCCCCTAACACCCCCCGGGTAGGAATCCTACCTCCTCCCCAAAATACGTGGTATATTCCGTCAACTTTGGAGTGCTACTTCCCTCCCAATGCATGACGATTTAGTCCCTGAGATCGAATCTCACATACCCATTCCGGCGTCAGCTGCTGACGCTATGCCTGAGCTTTCTCCACGAGAAGAGCTTGAGATGCGTGCGCGTACTGTGAAGATGATTTCGGACCTGACAGGCAAGCCAATTGAGCCATCAGATGAGAATCGTATGCAGGCGGTTGAGATTGCCCAAGAAATGATGGGTGACCAGCGCAACTTGCCAACCCTATCCACCTACCCCAACGAAACGATCGCATATCTGGCCGGAATGGTGGCCCAGCATGACACTTTGATCGTCAAAGAGCTGGCCGACTTGAAGAAATACGTGGTAAACAAGCTGGTGGCCGAGACGGACCACCCAGATGCCAAGATTCGGCTCACTGCCCTACGTGCTTTAGGGGAAGTAGACGGGGTAGACGCCTTCAAACGTCGTTCTGAAGTCACCCATAAGCAGCAATCTATGGAAGAAGTCGAAAAAGAGCTGCTTGAAACCTTGGCCAAGCTGGAAAGACGCACAATTGACGTCCAAATGGTCGAGGTTGTACGGTGAAAGTTACACGGGAACAGATAGAAACCCTGAAAAACCTGTTGCCGACAGCGTCTCCTGATGAAAAACGCAAGATTCTTGAGCTAATCAAGGTCTGGGATGCCCAATCTGTGCAGAATTTGGGCAAAGACTCAATTTTGGAGTTCGCTGACCATGTCTACCCCGGCTATAAAGTTGGTCCGCACCATCGCAGGCTCGCTAAAATCTTTGAAGACATCGCCAACGGAAAGAAAAAGCGTGTCATCGTTAATATTGCGCCTCGACACGGTAAATCTGAGCTCATATCCTATCTTGCGCCAGCGTGGTTTTTGGGGAAATTCCCTCAAAAGAAGATTATTATGGCCTCTCACACTGCGGATTTGGCTGTTAATTTTGGTCGCCGCGTTCGTAATCTTGTGGGTTCAGACGTATATAAAGACATTTTTCCGCAGGTAGAACTGCAATCTGACAGTAAATCTGCATCTCGCTGGGGGACAAATTCAAGTGGCGAATACTTTGCTATTGGTGTTGGCGGTGCTTTGGCTGGTCGCGGCGCTGATCTATTTATTATTGATGATCCTCATTCTGAACAAGAGGCGAAGACTGGACGCCCCGATGTGTTTCTTCCTGCTTGGGAGTGGTTTCAATCTGGTCCTCTCCAGCGCCTTATGCCGGGTGGTGCAATCATCATTGTGATGACACGGTGGTCCAAGCTGGACTTGACTGGTCAGATAGTTAGTCAGATGGGCCGGGAAGAGGACGTAGACCCTTGGGAGATTGTTGAGTTTCCCGCCATCCTGAATGAAAAGCCTCTGTGGGGCGACTTCTGGTCGATAGAAGAGCTGCTGTCTAAGAAGGCAGGTATGGACCCCCGGTACTGGCAGGCCCAGTACATGCAGAACCCTGTATCGGAAGAGGGTGCTCTTATTAAGAGGGAGTGGTGGCAGATATGGGACAAAGAACAGCCGCCAGACTGCGAGTTCACCATCATGAGTTTGGACGCTGCGCAGGAGGCCAACACGAGGGCTGACTACAACGCGCTGACGACTTGGGGCGTATTCTTCAACGAAGAGACGTCTAACTACAACATCATCTTACTCAACGCGATCAAGCAGCGGATGGAGTTCCCGGACCTGAAGAAGATGGTGCTGGAGGAGTACAAGGACTGGGAGCCAGATGCGTTTGTTGTGGAGAAAAAGTCCAACGGAGCCGCGCTGTATCAAGAGTTTAGACGCATGGGCATACCTGTTGGAGAGTTTACGCCGGGTAAAGGACAGGATAAGATTGCCCGTGTCAATGCTGTCTCTGATTTGTTTTCTTCAGGGATGGTATGGGCACCAGATCGCAGATGGGCCAAAGAGGTGATCGAGGAGTGTAACGACTTCCCTAGCGGGACAAACGACGACTTGGTTGACTCTACAACGCAGGCACTGATGCGCTTCAGACAAGGTGGGTTTATCAAACTACCGAATGATGAGCCTAATGAAGTTCGGTATTTCAAAGGTGGCCGCAAAGAGCGGTACTACACAGTTTAAGGACAAATCATGGCAATTGACAAAGCTCTTTACGAAGCTCCTCAAGGTCTGGCTGCACTTGCACAACCTGACTTAGAGATCGAGATTGAGAACCCAGATGAGGTGACTATTGGTGCGGACGGTATGGAGATCGTACTGCGTCCAGAGCCAAAGAACTCAGAAAAGTTTGATGAGAACTTGGCTGACATCATGGACGAGCGAGAGCTTGACTCACTTGGTAATGAGCTGATTGCAGACTTCGAGAAAGATCAGCGGGATCGCCGTGAGTGGATACAGACGTATGTCGAAGGGTTAAAGCTGCTTGGACTTCGTTATGAAGAGCGAACAGAACCTTGGCAAGGGGCGTGTGGAGTGTTCCATCCGATGCTGACTGAGTCTGTGGTGCGCTTCCAAGCCGAGGGGATCATGGAGACGTTCCCAGCTGCGGGCCCAGTCAAGACCAAGGTGATTGGCAGAGAGACCCCAGAGACTGAAGAATCCGCTCTGCGCGTGCAGAACGACATGAACTATCAGCTCACTGAGGTGATGACTGAATATCGACCAGAGCACGAGAAGATGTTGTGGTCACTTCCGCTGGCAGGATCGGCGTTCAAGAAAGTCTACTATGACCCGAGCAAGGGCCGTCAGATGGCGGTGTTTATTCCTGCGGAAGACATTGTTGTGCCGTACGGGGCCAGTAACTTGGAGACAGCAGAGCGCGTTACACATGTGATGCGTAAGACTGAGAATGAAATTATCAAGTTGCAGGAGGCTGGGTTTTATCGTGATGTGGACTTGGGCCAGCCCGGGTATGAGTTGGACGATATTGAGAAGCAGAAGGCTGAAGAGAATGGTATGTCGGCCATCCAAGATGATCGGTATCGCATACTTGAGATGCACGTTGACTTGAACCTGAAAGGGTTTGAGCACAAGGACAAGAAGGGACGTGAGACAGGCATTGCTCTGCCTTATGTTGTGACTGTAGAAAAAGGAACGGGTACTGTCTTAGCTGTCAGGAGAAATTGGTATGAAGAAGATGAGTTGCACCTCAAGCGCCAACACTTTGTCCACTATCAATACATCCCCGGTTTTGGCTTCTATGGTTATGGCCTTATCCACCTTATCGGTGGGTACGCGAAAAGCGCGACGATGCTCATCCGCCAACTCGTGGATGCAGGAACACTTTCGAACCTACCCGGGGGCCTCAAAGCTCGCGGTCTTCGCATCAAAGGAGACGATACACCTATCCAGCCCGGAGAGTTCCGAGATGTAGACGTCCCAAGCGGTTCTATCCGTGACAACATCCTCCCCCTGCCTTATAAAGAGCCAAGTCAGGTTCTCTTTGCACTGTTCCAAAACATCGTAGAAGAAGGTCGTTCGTTCGCCTCCAGCGGTGACATGAACGTGTCTGATATGAGTGCGCAAGCGCCTGTAGGTACAACTCTGGCTCTGCTTGAGCGTCAGTTGAAAGTGATGGGTGCAGTGCAGTCACGTATGCATTTCACAATGAAACAGGAATTCAAACTCTTGAAAGTCATCATTGCTGACTACACACCTGAAGAGTATGACTACGAGCCAGAAGACGGTGACCGTAAAGCGAAAAAGTCTGATTACGACGCTGTGGACGTGATCCCTGTGAGCGACCCTAACGCTGCAACGATGGCACAAAAGATTGTGCAGTACCAAGCTGCTCTTCAGTTAGCGCAGACAGCTCCACAGTTGTATAACATGGCCATGTTGCACCGCCAGATGATCGAGGTGTTGGGTATTAAGAATGCGCAAAAGCTCATCCCTGTTGAAGATGATGCGATGCCAATCGACCCAGTGCAGGAGACCCAGAACTTGATGACGATGAAGCCCGTCAAAGCGTTCATCCAGCAGGATCACAAGGCACACATTGCTGTGCACATGTCAGCAATCCAAGACCCGAAGATTCAACAGCTGATGCAGCAGAACCCAATGGCGCAACAGATCATGTCTGCGGCGATGGCTCACATCAACGAGCACATGGCGTTCGAGTACCGACTACAAGTCGAACAAACAATGGGTATGCCGTTGCCCCCGATGGCGGAAGATGGTCAAAGAGAAGACCGTATCCCTCCCGAGTTGGCAGATCGTATTGCGATCATGGCTGCGCAAGCGTCACAGAAGTTGCTCCAGCAGAACCAACAAGAGGCTCAACAGCAGCAGGCTCAGCAGCAGATGCAGGACCCCGTTGTCCAGATGCAGATGCAGGAGTTGCAGATCAAGCAGGGCGAATTGCAGTTGAAACAACAGAAGCAACAAATTGATGCCGCCGCTAAAGCAGATCAGTTGCGTATTGAAGAAGCACGTATCGCGGCTCAAAAAGAGATCGCTGCTATGCAGGTCGCGGCAAACGCAGCGGCTGCAAAAGACAAACTCGCTCGTCAGTCAGAGATCGAGGGTACACGTTTGGGGATTGATGTTGCAAAACATCGCGCCCAAATGGCCGTGCAACAGGCAGCTCAACGGGCTGCCCAAAATACCGGCCAGAAATCTCAGCAACCACCTAAGAAGGAGAAAGATTGAGCGATTACAAACTGTTGGCCCTCATAGTCAAGGAGATCCAAAAGCTAAAACAAGAGCGTGAAGCTTATGTTTCAGCTGGGCGCTGCGACCACATTGAGGAGTATCGAAAAGTAAGCGGAGTCATCCTTGGTCTGAACTACGCTGAAAACATCATTGAAGACCTTGTGCAACGAATGGAGAAATCTGATGACTGAATTTGACGTCGCGGCAGTGGACCTGTCGGGTATTTTGAACACAACTGCTGAACAAAAAGCCAAGCAATTGCCTGACCCCAAAACCTTCCACATCTTGGCTGTTGTTCCAGAAGCGATGGAAGAGTACGCAGACAGCGACATCGGGATTGTGAAATCCAGCCAGTCTATGCACTACGAAGAAGTGCTGACGCCTGTGTTGTTTGTGGTCAAGCTTGGACCTGACGCATATAAAGACGCTACCCGGTTCCCAAATGGACCGTCGTGCAAGGAAGGTGACTTCGTCATCGTCCGCCCCAATTCAGGCACTCGCCTGAAGATTCATGGCCGTGAGTTCCGCATCATCAACGATGACAGCGTGGAAGCGGTTGTGGAAGACCCCCGTGGAATCACACGAGCAGCATAAGGAGTAAACCATGCCATTACCAAAGTTTGAAGACGAGACCTACGAATTTCCTGATGAAAAGGAAGAGAAGGCCAAAGCCAAGGCTGAAGCCAAATTAGAGATTGAGATTGAGGACGATACCCCTCCTGAAGACCGTGGCCGCAAGCCAATGAAGGAGCCCGTTGATGAAGTTACAGATGAAGAGCTGAACTCATACGACGAAAAAGTCCAAAAACGAATTAAAAAGTTTACTCGTGGTTACCATGATGAGCGACGTGCCAAAGAACAGGCCCTACGCGAGCGAGAAGCCGCCGAGGAGTTTGCCCGTCAGGTATTTGAGGAAAACAAGCG